CCAGTGCAACTTAAACCCTAGAAAGAAGAGAGAACATCATGACTAAAGTCATCACAATTGATAGCAACCGTTACGTGTTACCAACTGAAATGTCCAACAAGGACATTCAAGCTCTGGCCGGTTTCCTCATCACTCTGACCAGAGTGGATTACGAATGGATGTATGGCCAAGGCGATAGCCTTTACTTTCCAAACGAAGGCGCGAAGGTCAGCATAGACCAGTTGGATCTGGTCAGCAAAGAAGAAGCAAAGACCAGAGCGAACACGGCCCGCGAAGTTTATCAGGCCAAGAAGGACGAAGAAGAAAGAGCCAAGGCCGGTGACCTGATTGGCCTACACGTCAACCAGTAAGCGCTGGTCTAGGTTGTATGTACATACAACCTAGAAATCACAAACCCGAAGGCAGCCGACTGGTTGCCTTTTTTATTGGCCAGTACTCTACCCTACTGGGTAGAGTATCACAGGGCCCTAGGGCCCTGTAGCCTTACCACACTATCCTTACGCGCGCCTTACACTTTCCCTTTTTTTATTATTCTTCCCTCATGGTGGTGGCGGGGGTGGGTGGGCCCGCCTGTTCCTCTGTTGTCTACGTATAGGGTTACATCCTTTAGAGGGGGGAGGGCCATAAACAGCCCAGTTCACTCAGGCAAAACCTTCGCCCTGTTTCTGCCAAATTTCAAACCTTTTTAAACTTGGTCTAGCCAAAAGACCCCCCTTGTTGTTTTAAATGCAATCAGGGGTTATATTTATGCAAATTTCAAAACGTGGCCTATGCACTCTATAAAACCCGATGACGTACAGGACGAACAGCTTCGCTTGGAGCTTCGCCTCAAACTTCTAGAAGCGCAGGAGCGTGCAACCACTGACTTCCTCAGCTTCTGCCAGTACGTCTGGCCCGAGATGCTCGTTGGGGAACACCACAAACGTATCGCCAAAGCCCTTGACCGTGTAATAACCGGCGAGTGCAAACGCCTGATGATCGCAATGCCTCCTCGTCATGGCAAGTCCCAGCTTGGGAGCTATCTGTTCCCGGCGTATCTTATGGGTAGAAACCCTGACACTAAACTCATTGTCGGTTCCCACACCGCGGAGCTTGCTCAACGCTTCGGTAGGATGATCCGTAATCTGGTGGATGACGAGCGGTACAAAGAGTTGTTCCCAAAGATGGCCCTGTCAGTTGACAGTAAGGCTGCCGGTCGGTGGAACACGGCCCAAGGCGGTGAGGCGTTCTTCATTGGTAAGGGCGGTGCGATGACGGGCCGTGGTGGTAATGTTGTCGTGCTGGATGATATTTTGGACGAGCAGGATGCTGTGTCTGAAACTGCGATGGAGAATACGTGGGAGTGGTACACGTCCGGTCCTCGCCAGCGTTTGCAACCGGGCGGTGCAATCATTGTGATTAATACGCGTTGGAAGACAGACGATCTGTCTGGCCGCCTCTTAAAGCAGCAGGGCTATTTAAAGTCTGACCAGTGGGAGATTCTGGAGTTCCCTGCCATTCTGCCGTCCGGAAAACCCCTGTGGCCCGACTACTGGAGCCTTGATGAGTTAGAAAAGGTCAAGGTATCTATTGGCCTGAAGAAATGGAACGCCCAGTGGCAGCAGCAACCGACGAATGATGAGGGTGCTATTCTGAAGCGTAATTGGTGGCGCAAGTGGAAGTACGATGATCCACCAGAGTGTGAGTATCTGATTCAGGTTTATGACACGGCATACTCAAAGAAAGAGACCGCTGACTTCTCTGTCATATCAACGTGGGGCGTGTTCTATCCTGATGCTGACTCTGGTGCAAATCTGATGCTGCTTAATGTGCGCAAGGGCCGTTGGGACTTCCCGGAGCTAAAGCGCATGGCTAAAGATGAATACATGTATTGGAAGCCGGACAATGTTTTGATTGAAGCCAAAGCTACTGGTACGCCCTTGCAGCAGGAACTGCGTAAGATGGGCATTCCTGTTACGATGTTCTCTCCCGGCGGTCGGCGCTCGGGCCAAGATAAGGTATCCCGTGCCAATGCCGTTGCTCCGTTACTAGAGTCTGGCATGATCTGGTATCCTGAAGGTAAGGAGTGGGCCGAGGACCTTGTTGAGGAATGCGCGGCCTTTCCTAATGGGAACAATGACGACCAAGTGGATACTGCGGTGATGGCTTGGACAAGATTCCGTGCTGGTAACTTTATTGCGTTGGACACGGACGACGATACAGAAGACGAGCCTGATACAACACCGGTTGAGTATTATTGAAATGCCGCATAAAATGTCTTGAATATTTGATCAAGGACCTCGGACCATGGCCCAACAGACGTTTGAAGAGATAGTTGCTGCTGTAAAGCAGGCGGAGAGCCGTGGTAAGCGGTACGCAGCAGACGGTAAAACTCTGACCACCAGTCCCAAGGGTGCCCTTGGTGAGATGCAGGTCATGCCCAAGACCATTACAGATCCCGGCTTTGGTGTAGCTCCTGCTAAAGATAAATCTCCTGATGAGATTGCAAGGGTGGGTGTGGATTACTTGCAGGCCATGAAGCAAAAGTATGGCGATACAGAGAAGGCTTTGATTGCGTATAACTGGGGACCGGGCTCCACGGACAAATGGATTGCTGCTGGTGCTGACCCAAAGAAACTGCCGGCGGAAACCCGCACCTATGTAGAGCGTGTCAAGGGATTCCTTGGCAAAGATGTTCCACGTGAAACAATTGCCAAAAAGGGACGTGAGCCGTTGCCCCCGTCCCTTCCTCCAATGGCTGAGGCAACCCCTGCCAAAGCAACAGTGGCAATGGCAAGCGGCAAGAACTTGCCGGATATCAAAGCGATGCCCGCCAGTTATCAAGCCGCTTTTGCTTTAGCGGCTTTGGCGGATGCCAAGGATGATGAGAAAGAATTTGACGAGAACAAGGAAACCGAATCAGAAAAGTTGATGCGGGAGTACAAGCCTGTCAATCATCTGGCATCGCTTGATTTAAGCGTTACCCCTGTGATGATGAAGGATGGTGGCGATGTAACCGAAGCAAAGGAAACCGCACGCAAGGGCGAGGCTTACCAAGAGCTTGAAAAGTATCTGGAATCGCGGGGAGAAATGCCCAGCGTAAAGATAGGCGGCTACATGCCCGGCGGAACCAATGGCATATTTACTTCTGACAACCTGAACATTGGCAGTGGCACGATAAGAATTAACAAAGACACGGCCAAGGCCCTTGTTCCTTCGGTATTGGCGCATGAAGTAACGCATGCTGCAGACAGGCAGTTAAGGCAGCAAGCAATTGAGCAAGGAATGTTTGGCAACAGCAATCAATTTACTGAAGCTTACGAGAAAATGGTAGGTCCAGAGGGGCGTAACCGCACACAACTTTTGCGTAAGCGCTACCCAGAGTTTGAATTGGACAATCGGTACTACCGGTCTGAGCCAAAAGAAGTTGCAGCGCATGGTATAGGTGCATATGCTGGTCCAAACATACAGGACCGCGCGCCGCGGCACGTGGATGCTACTGCTGCAACGGAGTTCCGTATTCTGATGGATCTTGCTCAAAGGAACGTGGACAAAGGACCAAAGGGGTTAGAAAAGATTCCGGCGTTCTTTAGGAAATTTGGACGTTACGCGGACGGCGGCCCTGTATACCGTGCAGAAGGCAGCCCTATGACAAGCGAGCGCAAATTAGATCGTGAGACGATAGCGCTTATGCGGGGAGAGAGAATGCAACCTGAGGCCATGACGCGGGTTAGGCCCCCGTTGGAATTAAACCCCTCTGCTGCGGGTTTGCCCGGATTGATGATGTACAACGACCCGTCTTTGCCGGGCACAGGTACGGCGGGCTATGTCATGGTGGGGGATGACAATGCAAAAAACCCTGCAATGGCTCAAGCCATGTTTTTAAATCCAAAAGATGGAAACAAGGCAGATACTATTGCGCATGAAACAGAACACCTGTTGGCACGTCAGAACTTGGGCCGTGGTTCAAACATCAATACCAAGTTTGATGAGCTGATTGGCGATAACGGCCTAAAACGGATACAGTTTGTGCAAAAAGCTGTTCAAGCTGCGCCGTATTTAAAAGAAAAATACGGGTTAGAGTCTGCTTATTTTCAGCCAGAAATGGTGGAGTTCCAAGGACGGCGGGCCAAGAACCTTTTGTATGAGCAATTGGCTTCTTTAGCTGCTTTGGAACAGCGCCACAAGATTGATTTGACAAAAGACGAAGAGTTGCGCAAGACTTTGTTTGCACGGCCCGATGTCCGCGAGACATATAACGCCCTCACTGGTCTGCGTCAAACGCGCCTAGACCCACGGGACTTGCCCCCACACACACGCGTACCTGAACCCGGCATGTTGGATGCGGTTAAAAAGGTTTTTAAGCGTGCCGATGGTGGCATGGTGTACCGCGCAGACGGAAGTCCAGAGACGGGTGAGCAGTTGACTCCGCAGCAGATAGAACGGATCGCGGCCCAAGAATCAGCAGAGCGTGAAGCGGCAAGCAATGCCGCATTTATTGCGCAAAAGTCCGGTATTGGTCGCAAGGCGGGCCCTGTTTCTCAGGCTTTGCAGTCTGGTCAGGGGCAGATAGAGTTTCTTAAGGGCATGACCAACGTACCGCAGAATATTTTGGGTGCGCCGATGGATATTTCCAACATGATTGCCAACGTATATGGCGGTGGTGTTGAGAAACCGTTCATGGGCAGTGAGTATCTGAAGGAAAAATCACGGGCCGCGGGCCTAGGATTTAAGCCCTCTACTGATCCAACCCTAGCCGGCTTCTATGGTGCAGGTGATCTAGGTAGTAACCTTGTCAATCCTGCTGGCGTTACGCGCACGGGCGTGAAGGCTGCGGAAAAAACAGGGGAAGCCGCCAAGATGTTGGCCCGTGATTTCCAAAGCTACAACCAGCAGTTGGCAGCTCCCGGTGCTTCGTATGCAATGAAGCCAAAGGGTGGACATTATTATGTTTGGCCAGAATCTTCTCGCCTAACTCTTGGGTTAAATCCAGACGGTACTTTGGCAAGAAAAGTTATACCTGAGAAATCGCAAGTAGATGCGTATTTAGATAAAGTAGCGGCACAAGTAACGGGGGGAATGAACAGGGACAATGTTCCATTATCGGATTGGGTTAAATCTAAAGTAGGCAGATATATTCGCAGTGATTTTGCAACGGAGCAAGATCAGATGGTTCAGGCAGCAGAGCAGGGCAAAAAGCTCCACTTTACATCGCCAAAAGCATTTGAAGAAGGCGCGCCAATTATTGATCCAAGCTTGACAATCATGCGCAAGACGGAAGGGTTTCCACCACAAGGTTTTGCCAAAACGGGACAAGGCAAATTGGTAGAAGACATAGTGGATTCATCTGTGTGGCCTGCCACTTTGGACAACACGCCTACTGATTACATTCCGTCTTCTATAAGAGGTCTTAAAGACACCGATCCAAACATGCGGATCTATGAGTTTCCTGACGCGGTGTTTGAGGAAAACTTAAAAATGACTAATCTTGTTACTGAGATGGACAAGATGATGACGGAAAAAACCATCAAGTTGTGGAATCAAGATGTGCCGGTTCCTAGGGAATACCAGTTGGATGCAGATACGCTAAAAGGCTTGACGCCTGCGCAGGCATCTAACCGTGTTGCAATGAAAGAGGAATGGCTTCTTAAAAAAGAACCAGAAGTTGCAGGGCAAGCCCTTGCCAAAGATCCCCAACTTGTTAGCCATAGGTATGACAACGGTAGCAAATGGATTAGCCCTGCCGATTTATCAGAAAATGATATGCATCGTCAAATGGTCAACAGCATTGGTTGCCGCGCTGGCTGGTGCACGGACAAGGATAGTTTTGCTTTGGACTACGGTTCGGGCGACAACCGCTTGCACATTTTGCTGGACAAAGGGTTTCAGCCCCGTGCCCAGTTGACAATGAGCGACCGACAAGGCAGCCTTTCAGAATTTCTTGCAGTCAAAGTAGCAGAGGACCCTAACTACAATTCAGATCTGTTTGAAAATTTACAGAATGCACGGGCCTCGGGCAATCAACAGGCGGTATACGATGCAATGGAAGAATTTTCACGGCTGCCGGAGTATTTGGACTGGTCTAGGAAAAACAACATTAAACAGATTACGGAAATCAAAGGGCAGTTTAACAAAGAGGACCTTACCAATCAGCCGTACCTCAAGGAAGTTCAAGATTTTGTCAAACGCCAAGGTCCTGAGTTGCAGTCTGTTGAAAACTTAGACGGTATTGGCATGACCGATATCAGTAGCCACATTTATCCAAACAAGGCATTTAAAGCTATCTCTGCCCCCGGCAAAAAAGGAATGAAGGATGTATACGAGGAAGCTATTAAAATAAATGGCAACAGCGCATACATTGAAGACAATCCGGCCATCATTGATAGTTTGATTGAAAAAGCTGTAAAGAATGTGTTTGCACCTAAACCCTTAAGCGCTGCACGCCAGATCCAAATGAATATGTTCCAACCTCCCGCAGAAAAGGCGTATGGGGGTATGATCGAGCGCCAGCCCAACGATAACCGCAGATATCTGTAAGGACACAACATGCCAATTGAAAAGAACATGACAATCGACGACTTGCCTGAGGGCGATGTCGCCGTTGAGATGGAAGATGAGTTGCCTTCAGATATTGACATTGAGTTTGATACAGAAACCGGTGAAGTTGTTGTAAATATCGGTGCAGAAGACGACGATGTTGCCTATGACAGCAACTTGGCCGAGATCATTGAGCCTGATGTCTTGCAGCTTATCTCGTCTGACTTGATGTCTTTGTTTGATGCTGACAAGTCTTCACGCAAAGAGTGGGAAGAGCAGTACAGCAAGGGCATGAAGATGCTGGGCTTTACGTTTGAAGAGCGCACCAAGCCATTCAAGGGCGCGTGCGGCGTGCAGCACCCACTTCTGACAGAGAGTATTGTTCAGTTCCAAGCCCAAGCGCTTAAGGAATTGATGCCTGCTGGTGGCCCTGTGCGCACGCAGGTGCTGGGCAAAGAGACACGTGAGAAGTTGATGCAAGCGGACCGCGTGCGTGACTTCATGAACTACCAAATCACCACGGTGATGGAAGAGTACACGCCTGACTTTGATCAGTTGCTGTTCTATGTTGGCTTTGGTGGCTCGGCATTCAAGAAGGTTTATTACGACGAGGCCAAGGGCCGCATGGTAAGCGCTTTGGTGCTGCCAGATAATCTGTATATACCGTATACCGGCTCATCTGTGATGAGCGAATGCCAGCGGATCACGCACCGCGTTCCAATGTCCACCAACGATTACCGCAAAGCAGTGATCCGTGGTCAGTACTTGGATACAGCGCAGATGACGACTGCGGCAGAGACGGGCCAGAGCATTATCAAGAAGGAAACAGACCGCACTACGGGTGTGGATCCTACTGGTGTGGAAGAAGAAATCTGTTTGCTGGAGTTCTTGGTTGATCTGGACATCCGCGGCTTTGAGCACAAGGATGAAGACGGCGAAGAGACAGGCATCAAACTGCCTTACATCGTCACGATTGACGAGATCTCTCAGTCTGTTGTGGGTGTGCGCCGTAACTGGAAAGAGGGCGACCCTCTGTTTGCGCGCAAGCAGTACTACGTGCATTATTTGCTTGTTCAGGGTCCCGGAGCGTATGGCTTGGGCTTCTTGCACTTGGTTGGTGGCCTGACAAAGACTGCTACTTCTGCACTGCAGCAATTGGTTGACGCTGGAACGCTGGCTAACTTGCCTGCAGGCTTTAAAGCCAAGGGTGCGCGCATTGCAAACGACGATACACCTTTGTCACCCGGCGAGTTTCGCGACATGGACGCTGGTGGCGCTGAGTTGTCTGCATCCTTGTTGCCATTGCCGTACAAAGAGCCTAGCCAGACCTTGTTTGCGCTGCTTGGTTTCTGCGTAGATGCTGGTCGCCGTTTAGCAAGCATTACCGACATGCAAGTTGGTGACAGCAATCAGAATGCTGCTGTAGGAACGACGATTGCATTGCTTGAAAAAGGCAGTGCGGTGATGTCTGCAATTCACAAGCGTTTGCATTACAGCCAGCGCATGGAATTTCAATTGCTGGCTAAAGGTTTTGCAGACTATTTGCCTGCGGAGTACCCATACGATGTGCCCGGTGAGAGCCGCAGGATCAAGGCACGTGACTTTGATGACCGCATCGATGTCTTGCCTGTCTCTGACCCCAACATCTTCTCTGTTGCCCAGCGTATCACGATGGCGCAGACGCAGTTGCAACTGGCTCAGAGCGCACCGCAGATGCACAACATGTATGAGGCCTATCGCCGCATGTATGAAGCCATTGGTGTGCGGGATATCGACACCATTTTGAACACACAGCAGGTGGATAAGCCAAAGGATCCTGCAAGCGAGAACGCACAGGCGCTTGATGGCTCACCATTGAAAGCTTTTGCCGGCCAGCAACACGATGCACACATCTTGACCCATATCTTGTTTGGTATGAGCCCCATGATGGCAGGTATGCCTAACGTTGCGGTTACTCTTCAGAAGCACATCTTTGATCACATCCGTTTGAAGGCGGAAGAAGAGGTGGAAGCGGAGTTGTTCCAGCAGTACGGAACGGATCCTGACCAACTTATCTCATCTTTGCAGCGTGAGGCAATGATTGCAATCAAGGTTGCGCAAGGTTTCCAAGAGGTCAAGGCTTTGCAGAACCAATTGATGGGCCCACAGACCGATCCGCTGGTTGAATTGAAGAAACAAGAGCTTGGACAGAGCGCTCAGCGCGATCAAGCTAAGCTGCAGATAGACCAACAGCGCCTTGGCCTTGATCAACAGAAGGAACAGGCCGATGTTCAGTTTGATACTGCACGTTTAGCACTGCAACAACAGGCTGCTGCACAGAAGAATTCTCAAGATGCCATACGAAATGCCCAACAAGGAGCAAAAAATGCAAACCAAAGCAGCAAAAAAGGCTAAAAAAGCGCCCAAGGAGATGCCCGGAGCGCCAAAAAGTGTAAAAACACCACAAAATGACCCACGTGTAACGTATGTTTACCGAAAAGATGCATTCAAAAAGGTAAAATTAGCGTAAAAGTGTGCATAATAGCCACGTAACCTTCGGACAGGGGTCTATCTGTCTGCTTCATTGGAGTTATCCATGCTTGAATTTGCAGAGAAAGTCATATTTGCCATTCGCCGGCTTGAAAACGAGACTAAAGACTTCGTTAGCAGCGGCAATGTCAAATCGATGGAGCAGTACAAACATTTGATGGGCCGGTTAGAGG